CTGTTTTTAAATGTGGACAATGCTGCGGATACGACAGAGATTTAGGCACTCTGAAGGACGGTGGGCGTATTAATACTATTATAGAGGCTTAGAATGAACAAATAGAAATATAAATATAGAAGGATTAGGCCAACAAGGCAACGACCGCCCTCTCCAAAATCGGTACCACAATAGGGGCTGCACGCTTTGCAGCGAACTCCAGTCCCTGATACATGAGGTCCCAATAATTGGCATGAGGAGCCGCGGTTTTACGTTGCGCCATTTGGTTGGCTGCGGTGAGGACCATAGCAGAACCATCATCATCCGACTCTGATGGTGTTACGTTTGCCTGGGCCCCGAAACCAGCATATTCATTGTGTAAAGCGAGCTCATAGTGAAAACTCTGCCCTGCTACGCCAGTGACCATTATCGCTACGGTTGGAATACCCATAGAAACGGCGACACCGGACGTTGTAGAATAACCTGCAGTGTTTCCAGCAGTTAACGGGAGCTGATGAGCTCCACCGCTAAAAGGGTAACAACTGAAGGTATTCACTTGGGTTGTAGTTAAACTAGGAGATATGGTGGCAAAATTCAATTCATCGTACTTACTCGCAAAATCAACTATCATGCATTTTTCCCGGGTAAATGCGCACACTTCGGTGTGGTTGTATCCGCTCAAAGCGGAAATACTCGCACCAAATTGCGGATTAGACCCAGGAACAACGGACATGTTTTCATGGTTAGGACTGCGAACCAGATACACCATACCAGACTCATTAAGAGCGGTTCCAGTGTACTGTATCGTTATCCCGGCCGAAACGCACCGGCCAATGACAGAAGGACCATCATTGTTAGCGCCAGTGCATAATTGAGATGCAGTGTAAGGTAAGTTGCCGCAGAAGCCAGTGGTGACACCGGCTGCTAGTGTGTCTGCAGCGCCTAGAGGACGAATCGAAGTCAATGCGTATGCGTTAGTCGTGTGTAACACGACGGGCACGTCACTAGCAAGGGACGGAGACAAGATAATCCAACCAACTCCACCAGTCCCAATATTACCGTCTCCGCGAACGAAGCCAGTAACTTTATGGGTTGCTATCGATGGAATTGAAGGAATACATGCCCCATCAGCCTCAGGAGAAAAGGGCCTGCAAACGGCATTGGCGTACTTTAAAGCACACCTTGACATTCTAACAGGACCCCCTCCTCTTGGGACTGCTTTTGGGACGACGGACTGGTCATATTGAGCTTCGGTTGTGAATACTTTTGGTTTAATACCATTTGTCTTCTTATTTCTGTTTTTCTTCGGCGCAGTCTTGCTAGACTGCTTGTTAGCATTGGAAGATGTCTTTTTCATATTGTAACCCTAACTCGCGCGAGGGAGGATCGTTGAACCTCGGGTCCTGTCATGGACTGCTACCCCCATACGCCCCGCACCCTGCTTAGTAGCAGGATGTTCCACAGAGCTCGAAATCCTTTGATTCACGGAAAGCAATCATACGGTCAACCAAAGGGTGATACCAGAGACACGGAGTGTTAGATGACAATGCAAGCATTGAAACTATAAACGACTCCAGTTCCCCAATATCTCGCCTATCTAGACCATAAA